GTTTAATATATCTCAAAGATACAGTATGACCGTAATTTTTTAAAAACTTATTCCATTGTTTTGTTACTTGTTGTGCCCACTTTGCATGACCACCAGAGACAGACCCAGCAACAATATAATTAAAATTTTCTGAATGTGCAGTTGTTGTAAATGTTGTAAGTGATGCTGAAATCAATACAGCCATAATTAATCGTTTCATTTTCGTTTTCCTTATATAATAATAGATTTGTAAATATCGTCTGGCACTTTCTCATTTCTTCTCCAAGATCGCCCGTCTTCAAGAACTAGTTTTATAGCTTTTGGATTATTTCTCCTTCTCTCCCTAAACTCCAATGTATATTCCTCATCTGTGGAATCTGTTAATATATTAACAAAAGAGACTTCTTTTGTCTTATTCTTTCTATAATCCTCATCCTTTATATACTTGTTTATATAATCTTTAGCTGGTTGTTTATGTGTTTGCAAAGTTTTTTCATATTTTTTAGCATGATTGGTCATTGCCCATCTCTGGAAATCTTCAGTATTAAAGAAACTGAAAGTTGATTGACAATGGGGAGTTGTTGTATATGTAAATATTATACGGCTATCTATATCTTGCCAACTGAAACAAAATATAACCCACCATAATAAATCATATATAGTAACAATTTCTATAGGTGCAATATCTACCTGTGCAAATAGAATCTTAGCTAACTGCCGTTTTTGTTCTGCGAAATATGGAGCAGACCACGACGATACCGTGGGGCTAAACATTGATTGTTCCCATGCAAAAATGGTTTCCCAATCGTCAGCAAATTTGTCTATATGTCGGCTAATCCCACGGTAGGTATCGGCCCGGTGCTTTGGTAAAACATTTGGCTTGCCAAATACCTGATCTCCACACTCACCAGTCACTTTAATAATATTATCATTTTCAAACAAAGATTCATCTAACATTTCTTTAGCATGTAAAGGATCATTTCTATCCTTTACCATAGTCTCCCACATCAAAGGAAACTCTACAATAGAATCTTTAGTGTATCGTATATTTAAAACATCTGATTCAGACTTGGTTTCAAACAGTGCAACCAAAGCGCTACTACTGTCAATTCCACCACTCCAGAATAACTCTATGGGTTTTTCCAACTTCCATAAATCTGTTGCGGCATCCATACAACAATCCTCAAACGTCTTGCTGAATTTTCCAACAGAAGGAATCGGGTCATATATCATGTTAAACGGATTGAATAGGCCAGTTCTATCTACATGCATATATGCTGATGTCATCATTTTAACTGACATAATAATAGGATCAATTTTTTTATTTTCTAAAAAGGTATCTACATTAAAAATATCAGGTTGAAAATACTTAACCTTCATAATTTATCACCATAACTATTCTATTTTTCTTTTAGCATCTTCTGTAACTCAGCAGTACTACCAACGAATAATGCGTTAGTTACATTCTTCGGTGCGCTATTTGGCACCTCTTTCAATTTTCTCATTTTATCCTGTAAGTCACCAAGTTTTTCAGTGACCTCCGCAACCTGTTTAATAAGGTTTCCGGCGACTTCGTAGGCCCGTGGATGGTCCGATTCTTTGGCGAGTTCCAAAATGCCTTCCACTGCATTTGTTCCTCTTTCGACCAAATTGTAGAATTGTTGTCTTTGGAATTCATAATCTTTCTCAATATCATCATCATTAGTATCACCTATTGTTATAATTGGTTTAGATTCTAGTGGAACGTCATGGTAAGTTAATGGTGTTACAACACCTTCCACTACACCAAGTGCCTTATCGATAGAATTACTCATCTTTACCTGTTACTGGATTATAATTTTTTGCATCTGTAAAGAATGATGTCACTTCATTAAACCCAAAATCATCATCACCACTAGAAGTAGTTGGATCGGGTGTAAGTGTATATCTCTGTTCCCGTGTCGGCGCAGTATCCGGCATACTTGCATACTGGTCAACTTGTAAAGTCTTGGTAACCTTAGTAGAGGTAATAGGACCATAGAGATAGAACTTGCATGTGAAATCTAAAGTATATATAAGTGCGCGTCTTGTTGTGAAATCTCCTTGATAATCATCCTCATAAGAAATACTGTTTAGTATGACAGGAACATCTTTTTTAACGTCCATATCAGGATTATCATTCATCGTAATTGTGTAATCTGGTTGAAAGTATGGTAGAATCTGTTCAACAATCTGTAAGCAATCATCAGACTGTTTTGCAAGAACATACAGCTGAAAACCAATGTTATATGGGACAGGCATATACTGAGTGTCAAGTTGAGATGATTTATCACCATTAACCTTCTTGAACTTCTGAACACGATTCAACTTTCGTGTAGAGTCATAAGTAAGACCACTAATCTCAAAACCAATACGCGGCAACGTAACCGCTGCGGCTTTAGTAAGGTCTGCATCATCGTTCAGACGAACAAGATATTTTTGCCTAGGGCCATATGCCAGAGGAACCTTCATAGTCTGCTGAATTACTCCAGCGTTGTCCTTACGAACTAACTGAATATTATTAAAAACTGTTCCAAAACCCACAACTATGTTGCGGATAGTTTCATGGTAGAACTGCTGCCCTAGCATGATATAATCTCCCTATTCATTTTATAAACTGTTAGATCAAACATTAATTTGCACTCCCTGCATCACCAAATGGATTCGATTCACTGAAGTCTAGTACCGTATCATCCAAGGTTTCAAACAACTCATTTTGAGCTGTCTTATCTGTGTCCATATCACCTATTATATAGTCTTCTTGTATAAGGAACTCATCACCGCCGGTTTCAAGTAGAATATTCTCACCACCAAGTGTGGTTTCATCTTCACCGATAATGTTATCACTATCTGTCTCATCTAACAGTAGGCCACTTTCACTAATATCATGATTAATCCTGATCTCTTGATTAATAGTTGTTCCCGTTGCTTGTTCAAGAGTTAATTGATGATCAGAACTTGCAACCGACAACGAAGATTCAATCGCATCAATCGCAGCGATACCAGTATCAAGTGCCTCTGAACCATAATCGAACAACCGACAGCGCATCTTATAAACTGGGTTGTTATCTAACTGATGGAAAGGATCATCGTGATCCACAAAGTTAATCTCAAATAGTTTCTTGAGCGTTGGATGATAAATTGCATCACCCTCTAGTGGCCTGTCAGCATCAGTCGCATCAGTTTCATTTGTAATATAAAACGTGGTGTCATCAAGTTTAGAACTGCTGGTAATTGTGCCAGACTCTAATACTATAGAACCAGATGATGTTGAATCTGTTCCACTTTCAATCTGAATCTGTTTTGTCTTATCTTGAAATCTCGTCTTACTAACAACGAATGTTGCCTCGCTAAGATTTTGTAGTCCAAACTGTGACATTAACTCTTTTTCACCAGCAAATCCTCCACCAGAATCCTCCATATACATTTCAATAGAAGCCTGAGTGTTGAACTTGGATAGAGAATCCTCACCAAGCACTGTGTCTTCTGCAACAAGTGTGCGGTCAAGATAATATACATCATGCCCATGAATCTGAATTGCCTCTGTAACCAAATCAGCGTATAAGGACTGTTCAGCTGAAATGGCAGAAGCGCCACTTGTGTGAAAATGTTTATTAACTGCCATGAACTATCCTACCATATAGTTGACTGGTAACTCAAACGTGAGTGTAATTTGTTCTTCTAACTTATTAATCTCTTCCTGCGCCTGAGTGTAGAGAGTCTCACCATTCATAGTAACACCACCAAGCATAGCAACCCCACTGAACTTGGATAGGTTTGCACCCCACTGCTGTTTAATCAGCGCGGTTGCGTATCTTTTGAGAAAGATGTCATCATAGATATCTGTGTATGTTGTTGGGTCTATTTTGCGATAACATTCTAGAATGATAAAGTCTTCACCAGCAACAAAATCGTTCGTCCAATCACCGTCAATATAAAGGCGATTCTGGTGTTGATTAAATCGAATTGGTGTTTCACCAACAAGGATATGTTCCAGAAGGTCAAGGTTATCCATTGCCATCTGATACTGAATTACAGAAGTGGAGGATAAATCATACAGGTCATTAAGACGCAACTGGTAACGAACATCAAACATGTTACTACCACCACCTGTACCTGTGAATGGCCAGACCTGTATCACCG